CAACGACCTGCTCCACGTCACTTCTCTCTACGATCAAGACGCAATCATCACCGTCATTGGCCAGCTTCCCTCTCACACCTAGTGTGCGCAACAAATGCCATATCATACCTGTCATAATGAGGCAATTTCCTAGAGCAGTGTTCATATCTCCACTCATGCGTCCACCTTCAACGGAATATGAGATGTGGCTATTATCCACAAAACATTCTCCTTTGTTGGTGAGTTGCTGTTTTAGCAACCATCGTAAGTATTTCTGCTTGCCAACATAGCACCCAAGGTAGATACTATGTTCCCACTCCAATGCTTTCCGACTGACATGTTGATCAAATCGATGAGCATCTAGTCCGATGGCAACAGGGTCCAGGAAACTGTCCCACTTACTCCGCAAGCCTTCTCCACGCTCATTAAAATTTAGCCCCTTGTAGATGGTCACTTCGCCCCATACTCTAGCAACAGCCTTGTACAAAAGATGTTCTATGGGTTTGATGAACCTACCTAGCTCCAGACAATATTCAGAGGTACGGGGGGAAATGAGTCGTGGCGCGGGATCAACCTTCGCCCAGGAAAGAACCTTCTCATCCTTGATAAATAAGGAAATTCTGGCATCTTTCTCGGTAATGCCCCCACGTGACATCACATTTCCCATTGCTGCCTCATACCTCTTCCTCTTCGGCCCGTTATACAGCAAAACGAACTCCTCGGCGTCAATAGGTTCGGTAAACTTCGGCATCTTACTAATGACTTTGTTAGCATACTCCCCGCAGTCGAATACAACTGGACGGAAAGGCGCTACAAACCCATCCTTAGTAGGCACCCGATACAACCGTTCACCTAGGCCTCTCAAAATATTGTCTGCGGAATTGTTGTGAGTGTACACAATTCCTGGCATCGGTATTGAGGTATCTACGACCGCATACCTCTCCTTCTTCCTACCGGTTCCCTCTCCTAGCTCTCGCACTGTTACGCCCTCGGGTATGAAACGCGGTTTTGAATCATACCCAGGTACGCGAACTAGGCACCCCTATTTAAACCCAGGCAACCAACCTCTGCCTTGGTTATACATGCGCTCCAGATAGTATTCAGCTCTGGCTTGTCTCCTCATTTGGCGCTTACCATGCACAAACAAGCGCTCAGCAGTGGCTTCCAACGCCATCTCAATGCACTCATCCATGTGGTAGTCGAATGTCAACTCGTTAAAGCCGGCTTTCAACCACTCTGAACGAAACCACCTATGCAACGCAGCCCGATTAACAGGTGTATCATTACACTCTCTTGCAAAGTTAAACCTTGCCTTTGCTAATCTGGCCCATGTGCAGGCGAACATCCTCTGGTTGTTACGAAGAAGATTAACCTTATCACTAACAAGCCGCGAGGAAGTCAGTCCAACGGTCTCATTACTGCACACGGCGGGTGGATGCATTGTTCTACCAGGGCCATGTATGATGGAGGGTGAATTAAGGATTTCCAGGTCCTGTTTGACAGCGTCCTTAACGGCAGTACGCTGTGCAAACCACCTGCGGATACCTCCAATCGCAGCAGAAGCGATTGGCAATCCGGCGGCAACAGTCAAGCCGAGCACAGGGGCAACAAATGCAACAGAAATGCTCGCAGCAATGACTTGATTAAGCCCAACCCTAGGGACGATGGGGCGAACCAGAGGGGGGGTCATCCCCTCCGGCCC